CTGCAGATACACAGGTTCCGATGGAGCGTTTTGACGGCAAGCCTGTCATTGAGTGTAAGGTTGCAGACGGTATCAGCAAATCTGAGGAACTGATTAAGAGAGCAATCAATGGAGATGCGGCTACATACCACGCATCCAATAAAGAAGCGGCAAATAGAAACGATAATGAGAAGGACAGCGTCGGACATCAGATTTATAAGCACCTGATGAACGGTGTATCCCACATGCTTCCGTTTGGAATGTGCGGTAAGTTGTTGTATGGTATTTTTGAAGTTTTCTTACCCCCTTAAGCCCCCTCTGCGCCACATGATACTACACCTCTTTCGGGCTGTCAATGCAGCAGAATAGACAAAAATCACTGTCTCTTCAAATATGCGCTGCTCGCATATCCGGTGAACTTCTTTCCGGCATTATCGGTGTAAACTCCGTAAAGCCATTTCTTACTTCCCTGCAGATTGTAATATCCGTAGTTGTGGAACACAGAACCTGCAGGCATAATAGCAAGCGATTCCTTCCCGATGCCAGCTCTGATGTGAAGATCTCCGGTCGTCTTGTATGTACCGGCAAGGCTGGCGTCCTTGTACATGGCGGCGTCGATCTTTACGGAGTTACTCCCACTGTTCTGTGCCGCTTTTCTCGGATTGCCGGACACAACAATAACGGTATGCCCTTTGCTCTTCGTAACAAGCACGTCTCCGTTGAAAAGCTCCGTCTTGGAAGTCACAGCGAAACGGTCCATAAACTGTTTGGATTCTTTCAGGCGGGAACCCTCGCTTGCTGTGTTGAAGTTACCCGGATCGAAGCCTGTCTGAATGCAGCAGGCTCTTACAAGTGAACTGCAATCCGCCTCGGTCTTAACGGCAATCTTGGCAAGGCTGCCATACTTTCTGAGGTTGGTAACAACGTCTGTCCTGTGTCCCTGACAATAGCCGATATTGTCATTCTGGCAAGCCTGCAACATGGCATCCGCCAGCGCATTTGCTACGCTGATATGTTTAGGGCGGTAGCAATACCATCCTAAATCGTGCATGTAATAAGGCTGCGTTGCGACCTCGCGCCCGGTCTGATCCCCAGGCTGTCCGCCGCTGGCTTTTCCTCTTTCGTCAATTCTTGCACTTCCTACGATTACTCCCATGGCCTACTCCTCCTCGTCTGTATTAGAATCTGTGTACGATGCGTCTGTGAGCCCCTCTCCGATGATGTAAGCAACTACGGATGCTCCGGCCATAATCAGAGCCGTTACCTGTGTTGCTGTGTTCTCTGCGCCGCCTGTGGCAACGATCATCATAGATACAAAACTTGCAACTGCCGTCCATAACTTTCTGCTTGTGAGTTTTCTCACCCAATCAATCTTCTTCATTGTTTTTTACCTCCTACATTCCTACCTGTGTGAAAATGAATCCTACGATGATACCAACAACCGCGGTAACAACGTAGCCTACTACCTTGCGCCACATTTCGCCATCCCGGCTTTCCAATGATACAAGGCGTTTTCCCTGCGCTTCCTGCTCTTTAACCATGCTCTCTACGCTCTGTGCCAGTTTCTCGATAGAAACGGTTAAGGCGTTGATCTGCTTGGTGCTTTCTTCAAGTTCTTTGATTCGTCCATTCTGCCTGTGATCTTCCTGCTCGATCCGGTTCTTGTACTCTTCAAACTCTGCGCGTCCTACTGCTGCATCTTCCATAGCAACCTCCCTTCTACAAATAGCGCCGCACAGGGCTTCGTATTTGCCCCACGCAGCGTTTCTTTGTGTTTATGCTATAAAATGTATGATTATCAGAAATCGGCCGCAATCTTGGCGGCTGTGTTGATTCTGTCAACCTCTGGGAGTGCGTCAAGTTCCTCTGCGCTCATGTACTGGCTTAACAAGGTAAATAGATCCCTGATAACGCCTGCCTGAATCGAGATAACGGAACTCTGCTTTTCGACCACCTCCAACAAATTACTGTTCATGGTAAACCTCGCCGGTAATGTACTTGTAATCTGCCTTCGTGATCTTGCCACTCTTTACTCTCTCTGCGACATCGTCCTTTGTGATCTCGCCCTTTGTGTAGAGTCTCTTGAATACTAATGCTAATGTACTTGCCATAATTAAATCGCTCCTTCCTCCATAAGCTGTAACGTGTAATCTTCGATTGCTTTATCGGTATTGATACTCTCAATACTCTTGAGCATTTCGTACTCTGATTCGGTAATCTCCCGGCATTCGCATACATAGTCCGTATATGCTGCCATTTCCTCTGTGGCCTCATGCTCGACCGCCTCAATGTTGCGGCGCTGCATAAATACGCCGGGTGCAATTACTTCCAGTTCTTCAGGCTGCGTTGAACAACGCTCTTCTTTCCACTGCTTCATAGTGATTATTCCTCCTGTCTAATTTTGATACTATCCTTTTAAGTTTCCCTACATTTACAAGCGGCTTGACGTATTTGGTGTAGCAATCGTAAGTATCGGTGCAATCAAACCAGCCGATATAACTAAGCATGGCCTTAACGTGCTTTGCATAATATCCCCTGCCCGCCGCCTTCGCCTGTGCCAGTCGCTTCGCCATTCTGGTTGCGGCTATCATAATGCTTTTCCGGAGAATGACTTTGTTTCTGTAAAACTGAAAGCCCATAAAATCAAGCGGTCTGCCTATTTTCTTCCTTTTGCCTTCATAGTAAAAGCGACTTACCTGATAATTGCATTTCAGCTTCAGGCGGTATCTTCGTCCGATAAAGATCCGGATGTTTACAATGGCGGCTTGCAGTTTCTTCTTTGCATTGTCGAAGAAAATCATATCATCCATATACCGGACAAAATCCTTCAAACCCAACTTTTCTGTGATGAACTTATCAAGCGGCTCCAAGATATAGTTTGCAAGCCATTGTGAAATGTAAAAGCCTAACGGAATCCCTTTCTTGAATCCCTTTAGGCATAGCCGGATGATATACAAAAACCAGTTATCCTTTATTCTGATAGCAAGCTCTTTCATCAGGATATTGATTCTGATATTGTCATAGAAATGTCGGATGTCGATCTTTCCGAAATTTCTTATGCCTTTACCGCTTTTCAATATTTTCAGGATATATTTCTTTCCATAGTGCGCTCCCCGCTTTGGGAAGCTGCCGCAGGAATACCGGTATGATGTAGCCGTTATAATCGGCTCCAGAATAAGCACGATGATATGATGCAGCCACTGTTCGTGTATTTCCGGCATGAAGATTTTTCTTTTCTTGCCATGCTCAAAGATGATCTTCGGCGTCCTCTTGCATGGTTGATATGCCAACTCCGGGTTTTCGACCGGAACGTCTGGCGGTTTGGTGTTCTCGATCATCTTTTGCATTGCTGCAACTTCGATGTCGAGGTTTGCGTCTATTGCAATAATTTCTTTGCGCTTGGTCTTTCCTTTTCGCAACTTCTTATATGCCTTACGGATGATATTTTCATCCAGCATTTTCTGATACAGATATTTGTACTCTTTCAAAAACTCGTACTCCTATAAGATATTTTTTTCTTCTATCCCCTACGAATAGTAGGTGCGATCGCTTTACTACTCGCCCTGTATCGAGTTAATTTTCACTCACCAAACAAATAATTGCGGATATAACGGTGTCTCAACCGTCAGCGGTGTAGGAAGGAAGCAAGGCTTTATGTCTATCTTCCGATGTTGGATAGAATAAAGGCGGCAGAGATGTTCCAGTTCGCGTTCCCGGCATCGTTGTTCCAATTACGATCTCGCGGGCCTGTAATCAAACCGTTGTTACAATTACCGAAGCGAAGGGCGACCGCCCAAGGTGGCGCCTGCTTCCTCCCCTGTTAATTTATTTGCTTTTAAGGATAGAACCTATAAATTCGTTACTACTGGGGGAATTACGCTTCGCGTACCCCCAGACCCCCTACGCGGCTACGCCGACAGGTGGTAAAAGAAGATCGGCGGCAGAGATGTCCCAGGTCGCGTCCCCGGCAGCGTCGTTCCAAGAACGAGCACGCGGGCCTGAAATCAAACCGGCGTTACAAGAACCGAAGCGAAGGGCGACCGCCGTCATTGTAGTCTGCGTCTTGTGTCTGTAAAGTCCATCGCATGATCCTGTCGAGGTGGAGCCTCCATCAAATTCAATCGCCGGAATAGAGCCATAGCCCGGTACGGTCTGGTATCTTAAAGGGTACTCCCATCTTTCTGGACCATTCGGAACATTGATTCCGGTATCGGCGTATGCTGCTCCGGTAGGATCGTAGGTATAATTCTTGCTTACCTTCACGCGTCCGTTTACAACAACCTCATACGGATCTCTCATCCACTGCTGATAACTTCCGAGAACGATACTGTGGAAGATCTTATTCAGGCTCTTTCCATCGTCCGTTCCATAGAACTGTCCGCCGCCAACTACGGCGTTCTGCTTTACGCCGTAAGTAGGCGCCTGTGACGCGTCATATCCGCTACAGTTACCTCTACCGAAGGCTGTCTGAAGGTCTGTGGTTCCTGAAATCATAATCAGGAAATCAATGATTGTTTCAACAATAGGTCCGCCCAGGAACTGCGCTCTTGTGGAGAAGTTCTGTAAAGCTGTGCGTTCCTGTGCCGTTGTGGTATTGTAAGAAGGCTGTAAACCGGCAAGGCTTACCATCTTAGGCGTGGATCCGTCCGCTCCAAGTCTGGAACCATAGAACATAGGCAGCCACACTCCTTCAAGTACATTATTGGAAGGATCAATGAATCCGTTAGGCTCGTAACCGTCTCTCGCCTGCATGGAGAATAAAACTGTACGGTCGTTACCCTCCATCTTTTCATACTTGTAAATCTTCGGGAACCAAGAGAAGGCTCCGCCGTTGTAGGAGGTGTTGGACACATCAGAAGCGGTTCCGTCGAGTTTCTTTGTGTAGTCTGTTTCTGAAAGTCTGTAATCAGGTGTACCATCCGCCTTTACCATGTAAGGCTTATTCGCCTTGATAACCGGATGATCCGCCCAGTCGTTTAAGGAAACTGCACCAGTGCTTCCGTTTCTGGTAATATTCTTGTAATTCTTATTAAGTCCGATAGCCGTAATTCTCGCGGAAGGACTCTTTACATCCATGTGCTCTACGAAACCCCACACCGGTTCCGCTGCAAGCAGGTTGTAAATTTTATCCTGTGTCGCCTTGTCGGCTACATAAATCTTTTCTCCAATTTCCATTTGCTCTTATCCTCCTTATTCGCTGATTGCCTGAACGTAAATCAGACCATTATCAATGCCGATTTTGCATTTCATTTTTGTGCTGTCGTCGCGGAGCTTGTTGGCGTCCTCTGCAAGAAGCGCGGCTCCTGCGGTGTTGATTGTTACCTGCGCGCTATTGTTTACGGTCGCGAAATAGTCCTGCGTGATCTGCGCCGGATTATAACCGTTGTAAGGCGGCATGAAGTCGCCGTTCGTTCCGGCTGTCACTGCGATGGAATACAATACCTCTGTGTTGGATGCTCCGCCGGAAGGCTTTGCATAAAGTCCGATCTCGTTGATATAATATCCTGCTGTTACTAAAGTCGCTTTTGTCACAGGATCCTGATTGGTAATCAGGGCTGTTACCTTAACGGAATGATCGCTAAACACATCAATGTCCGATAAGGCATAACTGTTTTTCTGCGCCTTTAATTTGGTTGCCTGCTGCAATTTGGCAAGCGTCTTTTCCTCTGCAGTATAACTTCCGTTGCCGACTACGATCCGGGTAAACTCAATCTTGATCTCCCCGGCCTGCGCTCTGGTTAAGAGATTCGCGCCGCCGTTTGTCATAACTGCATTATTGAATGGTTGTGGCATAGGTTATTCCTCCTGTTCTTTGATAATATTTCTATATTTGCTATCAACCTGTGTACCGGTTGTAATAGCCTGCTGCACCGGCGAAGCATCTTCTGTAAGTTTCTCCCGGATAACCGGAGGCTTGATTGAGGACGCCTGTGCCGTTCCTGCCTGTGTTTCAGATTGGATGTCTGCGCCATCTTCCCTGAAACCGTCTATAATGGCTGCCTGCTTCGCCACGCTCGCCATTTGGGCGCCTGAATATACTTGTGCGATAATTTCCTCGCCTTCAACGGAAAAGCCGTCACGAACCGCCACAGGGCGCGTTACGATATGGCTTCCAACTCCTGAAAGAATATCTCCTGCTGCTTGGCGGTCTACATTGTATCCGTCAATGATTGCTGCCGGTTTTACGTTGCTATGGGCACACGCTCCTGAATAATACGGCTGTTCTATTTCTCGATGTATCTCGATTGCCCGGATGTGCGATCTGGCGTTTTTTACCCGGTCAAGCATTGCCGTAAACTGATCGCTCATACCTTCTGTCATTAAGGCATTTGTAATGATTTTGAAATAGTACGGATCGTCGCCATACTCGAACCATTCTTTTACTTCGCCTTCTCCGAACACAGCCGCGACAAGTTCCTCAACTGCTGCCGGAGTTCCTGATGCCATGTGCCATATCAGGGAATTTTTAACAAGGCAACGTTTTGTTTCTACGTCAAGCGTAGTGTCGTAGTATTGCGTATCAAGTTCTGCGGCCAGCATATCCAGTACGGCGTCGTTTGCGGTATCAATGGTTGCATACACGCTTGTCGTTTCGCTGTATTTAAGAAGCCTCTGCATAGCCCTTTGTAGGGCATACCCAAGGGCTATTGTTTTCGGTTCCTTGGTAAAGACTTCCGGTAAAATATCAGTGATATTGCTGTCCTTCAATTTAATCATCTTCAAGCCCTCCGTACTTAACTGTCACTTTTCCGATCTTTGCTATGGTGTCATTAGCAAGAACAGTAAACGCCGGGCTTGCAACGGTAACGCGTTTTGCCCCCGCTTCCATTACCTTCTGAATCAGGTAGGATGGGTTAATGTCGCGACCTATTCGTTCCGTCTGCCATGTGTTGTAAATTGTCACGGCCGCATCAACATTTGTCTGTATAGCGGCAACGGAAGCCTTTTCGCTGGACGATATGTAATAGGTCATATCCAGATTGTATGTCTGCTCTTTCGGTCCGCCGATCTCGACTTTATCTGTTAATGGCCTTATGTTCCTGTCAGCCAAGGCATCCTCTACTTTCTGAATAAGCGCCGCATCTGGTTTCCCGGAATCTGTGATAAAGATAATCTGAACGACACCGGGGGTATCTGACTTTACGATAACGTCCGTAATGCTCTGGTCTATCTCTTTTACGAAGTACGAATATGCGCCGACCGGTCCGGCGGTAGAGTATGAGTTTGGAATCTCATAAGCTCTTTCTTTCAGGCTGTCGTCGCTCTCTCTGTCAGATCCGCCAAAGGTCTGAACCGTATTTTCTACGGCAGTAATGTACGGAAGGGAAGTTACCAGCACGTTGAACTCGCCCTCTGCGAAATTGTTTCCTCCGCTTCCTTCCTCTGTGCAAGTAGCAGACACACTCACAGTCGTTTCTCCAGCTTTAATTTCCGCGTATTCATCGGTTGCAAAGAATATGTCATTGCCATTGGTAGCTCTGGTTCCTGCCGGAATACCAATGGCCGATTGAAGCGGCGTATCAATGGTAAATTTCAGTACCGTTGTTGCCGCCGTTGCCTGCAGTCTGTGTACGCCTCTGATTGCTGCAAGGTTATCAAGGTAATCTCCCCTTGCATATTTCAGGAAACTTACCTTTCCTGCGTAATCTGCGTACTGCATGGCCTGATATATCTGAACGGCACACGCATACATCATAAGTCTGTACGGATCCGATTGCGCCAAAGAAACCTCTTTCTTTGTGATCTCCTTGTACTTACTCTGAAAGTCGTTAATCATTTGTGTTAAGACATCCTCTATTGTGCTATCGTCAATAAAGGAAATGTCCGGGAAATTGTCTGTTACCATGTGTTATCCCTCCGCTTTGATAAAGTGTACATGTGGGATAAGCTGGCCGTCTGTGTTGGCTTCAAACTCTACGTTATCAACCTCAACTCTCGGTTCGTATATCCTCACTTTTTCGATAATTTCAAGTGCCAGCATATTCTTTGCAACGTCAAGCGGATAACCAGCTACGCCATCAAGATTGATGCCAAACTCTCTGTCTAAAGGCTGACTTCCCGCTCTTACTGAAAGAAGTGTTTCAAGGCACAGTTTAATATCAGCAAATTCATCTGGGGAGAATCCTTCACTGTTCAAATCTACATAGTATTCCATGTGCGCCTCCTATAAATATTCTTTCAGGGTAAGTGATACGCTCGCTTGCACAAGGCGTCCATCCTTGATAACGACGTCCCATGTTTCGCTCGACGCCGTTATAACCCACTTATTCTTACCGACCGCCTTGCCTCCTATGACGAATGGAAGCGGTGTTCCTTTCTCTACGGCATCAGCGATTCTATCTAAGGTTGTTCTGGGTTTTACTCCATGCATCGCTGACAGGAAGATTGGAAGCGTTATGGTCCTGCTGTCGGCGCCCAGGAACTCTAACCGAGGCTTTCCTCCGATCGGTTCATGCGTCGCCCATCTACCGCTTATGTTCCTCTGCATCCTGTCGAATGTTAATACCTTTTTGGAACTTACTGAAAATGTAATCAGTTTTCCAAGGTTTCCTATTGTCGCCATAGGCACACCTCCTAAATCGTATGCGGAAGTCCGAGCTGATCTTCGATGCGCTCCAACCGCTTCATAAGTTCTTCTACCGTTATTGTTCCGTAGCCACACTTCAATGTCAGATCTCCGCTGGCTTCGATGGTAACAGATGCTGCTTTGATCGTAGTGTCCGTATCAACATCAATCTCTCCGGCTCCTGCAGTTCCTTTTATCTGAACAGCGCCTCCGGTTCCTTCCACCGTTACCGTAGTAGAAGATTTCAAGTCTACCTGTCCGCCTTCCGCTTCAATGCTTACGTCTGATGCGGATTTGATCTCTGCTTTATCTGCGGACGCTCTGAAATAGGTTTCCGGATCGCCTTCCTCTGTTGATCCGCTTCCCATGGTAGCCTTAGATCCGACCATGGATGCTGCGGAACCAAGCGACACAGAAGCCCCGCTTCCCTGAATCTTTACAGTCCCGCCTTTCAACGTGTATGAGCTTCCGCTGCACACCGCGTATGCTCCGGAGCTAAAGTCTTTTCGATACCCGGAGCTGGCTCTTGGCTGTGATCCTCCACCATAATATGTACCAAGAACAAATCCTTTGCTGGTTCCGTTATCCATGTGCAGGGTAACTACCCTGTCCCCTACGCTTGGCATGGAATACTCTTTGTTCATGGTAAGCATAGCCAGCGGAAGTGATGAACTCCCGCTGTCCTCGAAGGTTACTTTTACCCGGCCTTCTCCGGGATATATTTTTGTTACTCTGCCAACCCTTGTTATAGCCATAGGCACACCTCCAATTTAAGGAATCGTAAGTGTTTCTCCCGGCCATATCCAGTGACCGTTGTCGGAACTCTTCTTTCCATGTGATTTCGCTGTTGATTCAATCAGATCCTTATTTGCATTGTAAATAGTGCCGTACTTCGTACCTGATCCATAGAACTTCTTAGAAATTCCCCACAAAGTATCTCCGGAAACAACGGTGTATGTTTGTCCGCCAGATGCTGCCGGTGCAGGTGCTGTTACTTTGATTGCTGGCTGAACCTTATGTAAGGTAATCGTGGTACGGTAGCCACTACTGCCGATTGAATGTTTCACGCTGTCAACATAATACTTGCTGTCGTATGAACCGAAGCCAGATACATCAACGCATTGCGTTGCTACAATATTCGGATTTCCGGCCACAGTAATTGTCATGGTCTGAATCTTCCGGTTTGCTTCATTAGCCTTTGCTGCTGCCTGCAGCTCTGCGTCGTACTGGCTGTTTGCCTGAACGTTCATGGCGTACATTCTTCCGCCTGATCCCATCGTAACCTTGATCGGATCCTCGATGTCAGGGTTCGTGTAATTCAGGGAAACCCCGGTATATGTGCCGTCAATGGTTTCGTTTACGGACCATGAAAGACAGCCGACCTCTTTCAATGTGCCAACAGCACCTTTTTCTTCGTACTTTACTTTGTCGAAAATTACGATCTTGTGATTGTAAACCTTCATGCCAAGTCCATATTTCTCACACAGCGAATAAAGAAAAGCGCTGTCCGTCTGGTCGTTCTGCTCAATTTCATCAATCTGTATTGTTGGTGCATCATATACAAGTGCAACCCCGGCAGCCTGCGCCGCCTTTGACGCTATATCCTGAATGGTTGTTTTTTCCCATGTAACTGTTTTGGGAAGCGACTTGAAGTCGTCGTTTGCCGGCACACTTACTGCTCCTAAGACACAGGTTAATGGTCGCCCTGAAAAGGAAATATCATCAAGAATGAAGTTACCGCAATCGAATGTACTACTGGAATTTTCTCTTTCCCAGTTATTGATACCGATCTTCGCTCCAAACTCAGCACCCTTCTTAGGCTTCCTGCTGCCAAGCCACCCCTTGTCGATGTCAAACATCGTTACTGATACGCTGTCGGATTGACCGCTCGCTATATCTGTATAGGTAAATGCGGTTGTCGATTTTCCGATCAACTTACCAAGTTCCGGATTCGATGTGCCAACCATGCGCACACTTGTTGATGTCTGCGTGGATTCTCCGCCCGGAATCGTGAGAACTTCTCCCGGCCATATCCAATGACCATTGCTGGAGCTGCTCTTTCCATGCGCTTTCGCGGTGGATTCTATGATTCCGGAGTTTGCATTATATATTTCTGTATAGCGCGTTCCACTTCCAAGATACCGTTTTGCGATTGCCCACAAGGTATCTCCGGAAACTACCGTATATGTGGAACCTGCGCCGCTTGTTGTCGTTGTTGTTGTGACCGTTTCCTGAACGGTTCCATCATAGGCGATGTTTAATTGGACGTTCCTCGGTAAAGCCATTATGACCTCCAATCTGGGAGAAGGCTTTCTTCTTCAGGAACTTCCGGAAGGCTTACAAGCACACCCTCCGGGAAAATGAAATATTCCAACAATTCCTGATTGTTCGCCATAAGCAAAGAGGCGTACAGTTCATCGCCGTACACCTCTTTCGCTATCATGTCCCATGTGTCGCCTGATCTTGTCTTATATACTTCGCTCATAGACACACTCCTTATGCAAAGGACACACGCCCATTTTTCTTCAAGTACCGATCCATAAGGCTTTCAAATTCATCCTGAGATATGCTCAAAGCATCGGATATATCCTCTTTGCTCGGAGCCTCTCCGTAGAATTTTAATACCGGGCTGTACTCAATTACTGGTCCGTTTCCGCCCTCCAATGATACATTGTCAAGCACACTATCCATGCCAAGAAGCCGTCCTGTCTGCTCCCAAAGATTGATTGCATTTCTGCTTCCGTCAATCGGAATGGCTGCTTCCGGGCTGTTCTCTGCAAACGTGGTAAGAATCGGCTGATCCCAAATACCGCCATTCGCATTATGCTTAATATCTAACTTACTTGTGCTTCCTGTTGTTGCAGAAAGTCCGGATAATCCCGGAAGACTTGGAACTGCATTGTTTTTCCAAGTGTACAATGGATTCAAGGTTACATTTACATCTGCGCTTGCCTCAAATCCCTTTGCGTAATATTCGTCGATTGCCTCCTGACTCCATGCGTACATTCCCTCTACTGCCGGCCGCACAGTTGCTTCCGCTGCTGCGTTGATGTCATTTTCTGTGACTGCTGCCGCCGCGTCTACCGCACCTTCCTTGTATGTGTCAAGAAGTACCACATAGCCGCTGCTCTTTGCTTCTGAAAGAATACCTTCGTAAAGACTGTCCCACAATCCCGCCTTAGCCATTTCCTGACCGGCAACGTAGGCTCCGTCTATTCCATCGGATATACCGTCGGAACTCCATTTTCCTGCATTGTCAGCGAGTACGGCAAGGATATTGTAATCAGATAACGCCTCCGTCATACTGTCGGTAAGGTCTATACCTAAATCCGCATACTGCTTTTTCAGGTCGTCCATCTGTTCAACGGTAGGCTGCATAGCATCAAGTAACTGTTGCACCGCATCCCTTGTGGTTTTATCAAGTTCCTCAACGTGCTCTGCGTCGTATAACTCAGGCGCCATCTGCGTCCAGCCGCCTTCAAAGTCGTTCTCCCAGTCCCAGTCTTTGTACTTATCAATGATCTCCTGAATCCGGGTGACATAGTCCTGCATAGCCGGATCAAGTTCATCGGAGTACTGCTCCATAATTGTCTGAAGCTGGAAGTTCATTGATTTCGCCTGCAACTCTCCGACGTTCTGCAGATACTTCTGCAACGCCTCATTCTGCGCAAGGTCGTATTCATCATCGGTCAATCCTCCGCCTTCGTAGGTGGCATTGATGGATGCCATTGCTTTTGCATAGGAATCCCGGTATGTCTGGGCAGCCTGCTCTGCCTGCTCTGCAAGTTGTTCCTGCAGGTTCTGGAAGGACTCTGCATCCAAGTCCCCGGCTGCATAATCAATTTTTAAGAGCGATAACTGCGCGTCGTATTCGCTGGTAGCCATCTTCTCTTGCAGCTCCGCCATTTTTGCCTGAATCTCGGAAATGCTTGCGATTTCATCAGGATCAAGAATATTGTCGCTGAATGCTTCATTGACCGTCTTACTTAACTGCTGTCCTAAATCAGTCATTTCGTCATAACATCCCGCGTAAAACTGATTTATTTTATCCGCAATGCCCTGTTCATCTGGATTGTCTGAATCAAACACAGTCGCGATGTTTAGGGACACAGCGTATTGCGATTGCAAAGCGTAGTCCTGTGCCGCCTTAATGTATTCGTCTATCGTTTGTTTGTATGTTTCCTGCTCATCCGCAGTAAGTTCCATACCGATAGATACTTTCCAATTTAACTTATTGATTTCCGCAACGGTTTCCGCAATCGTAGAAGATACTCCGTCCAAGTCCTCAAAGGCTTTCAGGGCATCCTTGACCTCAGTTAAACTATCTGAATCCAGGATGTGGTTTGCTACGGACTGTATCTCTTCCATGGATAAAGCAATGTTTCCAAAGTGGTTCGCAAGGCTTTCGTTTACAAGGCTTTGTTCGTGGTTCTTATAGCTTTGAACCGCCGCAACTAATAAACCTATCGCGGTAACTACTCCCATAATGGCAAGCGTCGCCGGGTTCATCGTCGCAAAGGACATTATTGCATTCACGATATGAACAAGCGTGGAAGCAATCTTGTAAGAAACAAGCGCAACACCTATACCTTCTATAAATCCAACAACTCCGTCTTTATGGTCTATACACCATTCTCCCGCGCTCTTTATTCCGTCGAACAAAGGCGAAACTGTTTTCCATGCGTTCTTGGCATGGCGCCGCAATGTAGGAAGTGTTGTATTGATATTCTTTATCCACTTGCTGATTCCGTTTGCGCTTCCAACATAATCGTTTAACTGAATAACCTTATCTGTAATTGTCCCTACGACGTCTACAAACGGCTCTCTCAATTCCTCATAGGCTGTGATACCTAATTCAGAAAAAGCATTCTTCATGAGCTGAACTTTGCTCTCTGCTGTTTCGTACCGTTTGCCAGCCTCAATAGCAAGTGCGGTATTTTCTCCCCATGCTTTGTTGGCTGTCTCGATTGCGCTTGACATAACTCCGTCTGCCCCTGCAAGTGCAAGGATGGTATTGCTTAATCGAACTTCTGAAAGTCCCATATCATCAAGGATTTTAACCGCAGAAGCGCCGTTTCTCTCGGTGTCGTTCAGTCCGTCAATGAATGCTGATAATGCAACAACGGCGTCGTCCTTAAATGCCTTACTGAACTCTTCCCCGGTCATATCTGCTACTGATGCGTAGTCCTGCAATGCCTCTGAGTTTGTCTCAACCGCAAGCTGCATTTTTTTAAGCAACTTTGCCATGGTGGAACCACCGGACTCAGCTTTGATGCCGACGGAACTCATAGCTGTTGATAGTGCCATGATCTGTGCCTGAGTAAGTCCTACCAAGGATCCTGTTGAAGCAAGTCGCGTAGACATTTCAGCGATGTCCGCCTCTGTTGTCGCGAAGTTGTTACCAAGATCGACTACTACGGATCCAAGTCGTTCCCAGTTACTTACGCCATCTGCGCCGTAGTCCGCCATTGATGTAACATTCGCGAATTTCGCAAGGTTGGTTGCCGCTTCCTCTGCACTCAGGTTCGTGGACACACCTAAGTTAATCATCGTTTTTGTGAACTCTGCTAAGCTGTCCGTAGCGATACCCAACTGACCGGCAATCTCCATTACCCCGGCAATATCTGATGCGCTGGAAGGAATCGTTCGCGTCATTTCAAGGATGTTGCTCCTTAACTGCGCGTATTCCTCTGCTGTGGCATCAACGGTTTTCTTTACGCCTGTGAATGCTGATTCAAACTTGCTTCCCTCATAAATAGATGCAGCGGTCGCGGCGCCAATGGCTACGGACGCTACTCCCGCTGCTGAGGCGATTGCGGAAAAACATTTCTTCCCTACACCCATGATCCCGTTGAAACCTTTATCAAGTTTCGTGAAATCCTTATCCATCGCATTGATCGTAGTCTTAAACCGGGCAAGGCTGCTCTTGGTTGACGTAAGACTGGTGTTGAATGATTTATCAATAATACCGGCTATTCTTATGGCCAGCTTGTATTCTTTGCCTGTCACTGACAACCTCATGCACCTCCTTCATAAGTTCAAGTAATTCAGATAAAGGCAGGGAATAGAGGTAATCTATCCCTGCCTGAACCGTCATTGATAACTGTATAATTATTTTCCGTAGCTTAGGAATCTCGCTCGGTCTTATTCCGAGCCGAATAAAAAAGCCATTACTCTGTTCTTTACCTTCATTGCCTCTTTCGGAGGAAGCTGTAAGAAGAACTCTACCGGCATCTTGGTAGCCTTTGCTGCAAGGTTGCAAGCATATTCCAAAGATACCTCCGGCATTACGTCGATTCCCGCTGCAGATCTCGCCATAATCTTATTTACGGCAATCATGTCTGACGCCTGCAAATCGTCAAGACCTGATAAGTCGATCTCGGTATATTCTACCTTGTCGAATGTATAAGGCTTTTTGAATTTGATAAGCATTTCAACCTCTTCGGCTGTCTCTTCCTGATCCTTGGCAGTTGTATCGACAACCGCTAAATCTTTTTCTTTCTCACTCATTAGCTAAATGACCTCACTTTCTCCAACAGATCCTTGCCGTTTACTACGAATACGGAATTGAGCTTGTCGTACTCCAACTTCGTAACTCCGTCGATCTCGATCAGAATGTATAAAAGCTCCAGCGTTACCTTTGCATCCATGGTCTTTCCAAGCTCATATTTGCCCGGTGTGAAGCCTTTTAACCTTCCACGCTCAACAACTCGCATACCCTTATAATCAAGCGCTCCTGTTGCCTTGACGGTGCTCTGCGCGGATGCTCTGAATGTAAGGTCAACCAGTTCGTTCGGGTTCATAAGGGAGAAGATGTCATTATCCAAAATACGGAACGGAATCTCCTGCGCCATGGAAGAATAAAATCCAGGAATACTTGTTTCGTATGTTCCAAGGATTCCAGCACCGGAAACTTCCTCTGTAATTGCTTCAAGAGCAGGAAGTTCTACGGATCCGGACACACCAACAAGGATGTTGCCGTTGCTGTAAACATTGTAGTTGTTAATTACCTCTGGTACGTTTGTGATAGAACTCATTCTTATTCACCTCCTAAAGCCGCCTCAATCATGGACGGATCAAATTCAAGTACATTCAGGATGTCCTCTGCCGGTGTGTAAGGCGCAAGATACTGTTTGAATACGATCTTACCGTCTAATACATTTGCAATAGGATTGTCCTCCTTGCTGTACACCATCTTGATACCGGCACACTTGCCCTGAGATACAAGGCTGTTGCCTCTTACGTTTTCTGAATCAACAATGGATTCAATCAAGCGGTAGTTGGCAGGATCATCAACCTTTGTAAGATAGGTTGTGATGAAGGAATTGCCCCACCAAGAGAAGAATCTTCTGCAGCAAATCCAACGGTCCTTCGGATCTGTGGTATCAGGATAAGCGGCCGTATTGTTGCCCCATGCCTTAAATCCATTCAGATTCAGGGCTGTAACAACTCCGACAGCGTTCAACTCGTTTGCCTGATTGATGTCAAGGCTTACCTCGGTTCCATCTTCTACAACGGTTGCGCTGATTCTGATTGCGCGGTTGGAAGGGGAAAGGTTAGGAACATTGTCGTTGTTGTAATCTGTATAGCAAGCCATAGCTGCATAAATGGCGGAGAAATACATTTCCTTGCCTGCATATTTAACCTTCGGCCAAACACAGATTGTATGAGGGGATGCGAAACCGCTCTCCTGTTTGATCTGTTCAACGTCGGTGTACTTTGCCGCTCTGCTCGCGTCGATGTCAACGACGCATTCGCATTTGAACATACCATTGATGTCTGTACACTTTTCTGCAAGCGCAAGTCCTACGGTCGGTTTATGAGACCATCCCGGTGCAAGCAGGAGGCTCGGCGTAAGTCCGAATGTAGGATATACCTTGCGGATCAGCTCAATACCGGTTTCAACTCCGGTTCCGGAATCATAACTTCCTACGATGCTGGACTCTGTTACTTTGGATGCGTCGATTACATTACCAGACACAGCAACAGTAGATCCGGCGGGACTTTTTAATACTGTGATAACAAGGTAGCCATCATCATTGAAAGCTACTGTATAATCAGTACCAAGCGTCATATCTCCAACCTTGAGACCATCTAAAAGGATTCCCTTCTTGGTAGAAACCGCCTGTCCGTCAACAATATTCAATGTTTCTGAATATGTGCTCTTGTGCGTAGCGGGATCGAGAACGTTACAAATAACCACCGGTGCAACTCCAAACGCCTTGAAAAAAGCGTCCATAGCCTGACACAGCGTGTAGTTCTCATAATCATCGGAATAACCGACTGCTGCCTTTGCCTCTGCGAAAGAGTTACAAAGGAATAATTTGTTTACTGCTCCTGCCGGATCTGCTACCAAATTGACCGGCGCTGTACCAAAGATAACAGGCACACCGGCTTCATTCTTCACAGGGGTAGGAACGCTTGTAGGATTCTCCTGAATCCTCACTCCATGTAAATAAGCCATTTACTTATCCTCCTTATGAAAATTCTTTAGCAACCTGAACGTAAACTGTATGCAGTACGCTCTGCGGTTTATTAAGCTCTTTTACTGCTTCCGGCATATCGGAAAGCGGTACGAACAACTTCTCCATCATAGGAAGTTTCTCAACACACTCCTGCGCCTTCTGCGGCAATGCGCCGTTTTTGAACACAGTAGAATGTCTGATTACTCCGACAATGGAAGGTCCGAGGTACATAACGTCCTGAACCTCTTTCTTTTCTGCGGCTCGCGTTTCACGAATAGGTGCTTCCGCCTCTGCCGTCTCTTTTTTGGTACTCATGCAAGTGGATCCTCCCTTCTTATGGCTGCAATATTAAAACTCATGCTGCAGGCGCCGAAGTGATACGGAAAATACCCGTCCTCCTGCAATGCCCAGTTCCATTCCCCGGTATATACCGAACGATGGTTTAAGCATGGGTTCTTACTGAATCGCTCATATATTTTCTGAATGATATTAAGTACATCCCTGTGGCCCTGATTTGATAAATCGTCGTCCCAGATTCCGATGATGATTACAAGTTTTACAGTGTTAAAGCTGCTCTCGCCTCCCGGATCGCTGCCGCTACTAAGCCGGACAATTAAATACGGAACCGGATCTGCATCTTCGTCGCTCTCCTGAACCGGAAGTGCCTGAGCATATACATTAAGCGGAACACGCTTATAACGCGGTTGTCCTGCTGCTTCCTTCTCCGAATCTTCCATTTCATCCTCGAAATCCTCAATATCAAGCGGCGCCTTATATGCAAACGGCTCAAACAAATGTTTGAGCTCGTTCACTAAATCATCTTGTAAATTTATAGGTGTCATAGCAATCTCCTACTTCATATACCGAAGAATCTGTTCCTGAATGTTCCGCTGTAACGTGTCGTACATCTGCGGTTCCACCACGCCATATACGCCTTGCTCATAGCCGAGCATATTCGGGGTGGATGGAGAAAGAAGGGTTTTTACAAACTCTTTCTCAGGTTTTGATTTCATCCTTTTCCCAGGCACACGCTGACCTATGGTAATATGCCCGCTCTGGTACTTAACAACGAATGCCTTATACTTATCCGAAGATGCTCCGGGTTTTAAGTACAATCTGCTTGGGCTGTTATCCCGGCGAACATTGCCGGTATGTCCCGCTGGAGGACGGTTATGTGGTGCATACGCCTTCGGTCTTACCTTAAAGTCGTACAGTTCATTAACTGGTTCCTCGGATTTGATAATCGCCTCCAATTTGCCGGTTGTTGCTTTCTTGGTAGACATGGTTTTTCGCACCTTGCCTTTGGAAATGTAATATTCCCTGTTTGCTTCGTTTACCAGAAGCGTAACTGTCTGCTTTGCGGTGTTGTTGATTGCTGTACGCAGTACCATTTTTGACTTATCCCTTGTCATTCCAAGTGCGGCCTCAATCTGGGTTAAGTCCTGCATTTCTACTTGAAAATGGATCATGTCTTATTTGCCTCCAATGTCAGGGAGTAGATACCATCTTCATTGATCGCATCTGAAACAATATAACTTTTCTTATCGAACGTTACCGATCTTCCAATAGCGGGAAGTGCGCCGAAGTCCTCCGCGTGAACGTAAATAAGAAGCTCCTTCAGGTAAACACCATCTGCATAAAGGCTTTTGCGGTACTGGTATCGCTTTTCGCGGTCTACCAATTCATTGTTATCAATCATGCAAAGCATCTTAGATCCGTTGATAACGTGGTACTCCCAGAACTCGTCTCCGTTCGCAAATACTTGTCTATTGTCTATTGCGATTTGATCTTTGAATGTCATATCTACTCACCTCGATTATTTGCGGCGTCTGCTTGTATTGATGGGAACTCTGCCAACGAGGTTCTCTCCATCGTCAGAATCCGAAGACACAGCCGAACCATATAATCCGGCAAGCGCCGACACAGGAATCGCGGTATCTGAAATAAGTTCCGACACACTTACCCATGCTGCAGTACCTGCCTCCAACCAAGCCGCAAGCATTACCGGATCGTTACCCGGAAGCTCGTCTCCCGGTTTGTACTGGTGGGAATTATAAAGAATGTACGTCTGCGCGAGCAGCACCTTTTCTTCCTCTTCCTCTTCATCTTCCTCGTCAGGATCCGGATCCGTCTGCTGTTCCGGATCTGTCTGCTTCTCCGGATCTGTCTGCTTCTCCGGATCTGTCTGCTGTTCCGGAACGGTTTTCTCTTTTTCTTCTGCAGCAGGAGTTGTATTCTCCTGCTGCTTCGATGTCTTAGCTGCCATATAAACCTCCTAACCCAGAAGTTTTACAAGGATTGTATCTGCTCCTGCTGCGGATTCCTCTGCTGCATATCCAGCAGGCGTCATGGATGCTGCTGTGGTTGTAATACCACCGGTTGAATCTGTTGCATCGTAATAAACCGCTGCACCGAAGTTAATAGCGCCGGAATCTTTTTTCTTGATTCTATACACGCCAGTAACATGGATGGATCCTGTTTCCTTCGGATTGATAGAAGTTCCTGCTACAGCAATTCTGGTCTTGAGATCAATAATGCTGTTTGCTTCAATAACGGTCGCGCCGCTATTTGTATAATCAAGGCTTTCGCCTCTCTGCCAATAAACTGCTTTCATCTGTTATTACCTCCTTCTTACTGAATCGGATTAGCGATTGCAACACCAGGATTCTTGATTGCTCCGCGCCAATCCATTACGCTGATACCCCAGTCAAGATAGATGTCCCACACGAAACCAAGCGTTCCCGGTGTCTCCATTCTGCGAATGTTAGGAATCTCCTGACCGTTCAGGTAATCTACTTCGATGAAATCTGTATCATCTTTGTTACCAAGCAGATACCAAGGCATTGTATTTCCAAAGCCGCCACAAAGAACATTGATTGTAGGATCCTCGATGATCTGAATCTGGTTTGCGTAGCGGTACAGCGGGTTGACTGCCTGTGTGTTTCCGGAAGTATTGATGGTAGGGCTGTTGAATAATGTGTAAATATCAAACGCCATTCCGGAAGGAACAACAAGTGTTGCAGGCCGAACAATAATCGCCTCTCCAAACTCGTCTGTCTGGTTCTGCAATGCTAAGATCATAGCCTGCATAGAAGCCTGTGTGATGCCGGTTCCGGTTGTGATAAGGTTTCCATGAGCCTTAGAAAACAGTGCTGTACCATCATATACTGCGGGATTGTTCACTAAGATCTGGTAAACCTGCTTATTGATGGTTTTTCTTGCGCTGGCTGCATACTTGGCAGGTACTCTGGTTACAAGATCAATGTCGTCATTGATGAAAGCCTGACGGGTAAGAGTGAACTGTCTACCGTAGGTTTTCAACTTTCTTGTAGGACGTTTCTTGTCCTCGAAAGTATCATGCTTCAGTTCGCCGCCTTCAGGAACTTCGAGGAACTCGCCTGCCGGTCCTGCAAGGTAATTATTATCAGTAATCTTGAAGTCTTTTAATGTTCCCTTCTTGGTAAACTGATCGAATGTGACTGCAACATTCTTATGTCCTTCCACGTAAGCCTTATTGATGGCGTTATCCAGAATGGCCGGGAATGCCGCTGTCGGATTGAAGAACTGTCTGGATGCCATGTTGTACAATTCCTCTGCGGATTTACGGTTAAGCCCTGTCTGTCCTTCTGCGGATAAGCATTCGATAGCAAGATCTCTTAAAGACATGTGCATAAGCTCTCTTGCGCCCTCTGCCGGTTTCTCAATGGCAATACCGGAACGCATTACAAGCGCGTCCCCTGCTGCCGCTCTGAACTTATCCTGAGCGTCAGAAGTGACCTCCGCTCTGCCTCTGGCAGACACAGGCGCTCCTTCTGCTTTCATTCCGTCAAGGATTGCTTTACGCACACCATCAACGGACACACCCTGCTCGATGTAACTTCTTTCGTTCTCCGCGGATACATTGAACTCTCTGCAAAGGTTTGTGATCTCGGCGCATCTCTGACGCTCTGCTGTCATAGCAGCGGCTCTCTCTGCTTCCGGGTTTACTTCGGGTTCCTCTCCGCTTCCGGTTCCTGCGTCCATGGCTGTGAGCTGTCTCTGAATTTCATCAAATTCAGCCTGTTCCTCTGCAGTAAGCTCTCTCTCAGCAGCTTTTGCTGTATTAAGGAGCTCCTGCTGTCTCTGAATCAACTGTTTACGATTCATACTTACTTACCTCCTGTAAAAAGATTTTTATTTATTTGGAGCTGCTTTTCGTTATAGTAAAAGCTGCTTACTCCCTTTGTCTCTTCCGGTTTTGCACCTGCGTGTTCCGGATCTTTGGAACGCCCAACGCCGACCGTAGGATCTGCCGGTACGCTCACGATAGATATTTCAAATGGCGTCCATCTGGTAGCAATGTCACAAGGACCGGTAAACCGTCCGTCACTGGACTTCTTGTTTGCCGCTACTTCCTCCCAAACTTCCACCATGTAACCTACGGACACACCTTTTAATGTGCCGCTGGCGACTTTTTGATAGATAACCTCTGAATCAGCATCGGAATCAAACTCGATCTCTGCTTTTCCTCGTCCATCCTCAACCCATGCACGAAGGATTTTTCCGATAACCTTATCGCGGTTATGGTTATATAAGACAACTCCGATAGAGTTAAGTCTCGTAAGATCCAACGCTCCCTCTGAATGGGATAAGATTTCCGTACCCCACCATCGGTCGTATGGTTCCTCGGAAGAAAAAGAAAGAACAAACTTTCGTTCGTTTCCTTCCCCTTCCATACGCGTCAAGCTGCAATCGGTTAAATACCGCTGCATACTGCCGTTCTTTTCATTATTCATTTTTTCGTTTTCCGCCATCGTCCCCTTCTCCGCTTCCCGGATCAGGTTCATCGGCCGTCTGATCTGTCTGGCCAAACAACACACCTCCCATATCAATTCCTTTTTCCTTGCCGTACTCGATGACTTCTGCCATATCATCAATCTGGCTTCGCCAATCCCGGCCATTCTCTGCTGCAATCTGCTTGTAGGTTTTCTGGCCTGTCTGCAGTGCGGTC